CGAGGTAGCAGACGCAAACGGACGAGTGAAAGTAACTGGAAGGCATACTACGGAAGTTCTAAAGAACTTAACGAAGACAGGAAACTTCTGGGGAATAGTACCTTCCGTAGAGAAATCCTCGGACTCTATAGAACCCAAGGCAAAGTAAATTACGAAGAGACAAGACAGTTATTTTTAAATAATGTTTTAACCGAGTCCCTTGATGATGGTACTCCTGCATACTACAACAATAATGTATTAGGGAGATATTATAAAAAAGATTATTATGAAGGTTCAGGAGATACATGACATTATAATTAAAGATTATCCATATGCAGATTCTATTGATGTAGATTACTTCCCTTTAACTAGAGAAGTATATAATGCTGATGGTGGACTTACAAATGTTAGAGCACTTCAGACTGAGGTATATTATGATGTAGTAGATCCTAATATTAAAAATCTTTTTGATTGGGCATTAGGATTTCTTCCACAGGCAGACATATCAACACATGAGGTTGACCACTATTGGATAGCAAAGTATAATAGAGGAGACTTCACAGTAAGTCATACTCATTATCCATGTCTTTATTCGTTTGTTTACTTTGTAAATTCTCCTAAAGGGTCTTCCCCATTAGTGTTTACAACTAGTAAGCAGAGTGTAGAAGCAAAGAGTGGAAGGATTGTAATCTTTCCTGGATTTTTAGAACACTATGTTCCTGAGAATCAATGTGATAATAGAGTTATTATTGCAGGAAACTCCTATTTTACAGGACATTTATTATGAACGAGACCACGAATGAGATTGTTACATTTGTACATGAATGGTCTATTGATCGCATATCAGAACTCTGGTATGAATCAGATGAAGATCATGAACGGAAGTTTGACGCTATGGCAATTTACGATGAATTTGCTGAGTGGACAGCAGAAGATCCAGACAAACGTGATCAAATAGAGGTCCTCTCAATTAAAAGTTTTTCCTAAATAATTAATACCTTTCAAGGTAAAATCAGCCAAGTAGAAGAATTTTGACATGTGGTAGCAATTTATTTTGCTCCGCTTTTTACGTTTCATGCACACATTTTTCTATGTTGGGTTACTAGTAAAACTTAATGACAAGCAAGTATACTAGGGACATGCTAGTCAAGTCCATAGTTGCAAATCAAATGTCTGGCATTGGATCTACAGGAGGCAATCAAACCTACGTCAGTCAACTTAAAGATTTGTATCATAAATGGGAGCATGTTTCATCAGAGGAGTTACTCCTCATGTATAATAAGATTCAAAAGACTGCTATCACACTAAGTCAACTAACCCCTTAAAGTTTTTTTGTTATGATTCCAATTCCTTTAGTATGTTTAATGTACTCTACTCTCGATCCATCTGAGTACGTAGAGATAGCAAGAGTAGTACAAGTTGAAGCATACCGACATTCTAACGATGAATACGGTGTTGCTGCTAATGTTATGAACCGAGTTGCATCTGACGACTTCCCAGATTCTATACAGGGAGTTATCAATCAACCTCATCAATACGAAGGTTTAAAGAAATTTCCGAATAAGAAGATAGATCCAGAATTAGTCGCAAAGTTATCATCACCCAAAGGGCAACTCGGTGTTTGTAATGCTCTGAATAAATTGGAAGGACGTAAGTATTTTAAGGGACAATCACAACTATATAATAGGGTTCCAGAAGAGGACCCCATGTTCCACCCTAATGGAAATTTTTATCACCACTGACGATTATGGACTTAGACAAGAACGAAGGTATTAAGCATGTCAAGAGGGAAGACCTCGGAGATTTTGGTGCAGATAATGTAGATGGGTTTATGAATTACATTGCCCAACAGATAGGGGATGATGAAGAATCAATCCTCCCTCAAGTGATGCAAAAAAATACAGAGTCGATAGCATTGTATAATATGTCAAAAGCTCATCGTGAGAATTTGGATACTGTTACAGGTGCTCCTACCAAAGGATATAACAATAAGAATTTTGACGACTATGATGACGAGGTAAAATTTATTCCGAAGGAACGAACTCAAAGATTTGAGGATCATTACACACCTAAGAGGTAGTTGACAAGTGGTAGTCACTCATGTATAATAACTTCGTTGGACGCAACACAGGGAGTGACTGAATAAACTTACTGGCATATAGCTGGTTAAGGTGATGAGACACAGGTGGTGCTGCTGGTTCGAGTGAACCAGAACCGATGACCAATCGGGTCTCAGGCAGAGGAGTAATTCTAAACTGTAGAAATGCCCTCCTCTTGTTGGTACACAGGAATCCAACCTCCCACTCTATTATTTTAAGATGATGGTTACTAAAACTGAGTTGCTACATTGGAGACTACAAGCAGTATTGAGAGAGCATAGTTTCCCAGATTTAGAATACATCGGAGAGAGACCAAGTTATAAGACAGGTGATAATGTTCCTTGGTATCGTATAGGATCAGCAGAAGTTCCTATTGATGCTATAACAGAATTTGAATGTGAGGAGGATGAAGATGGATCAGAGGATACCGAGTAAAAAGAAGTCTCTTGATGATCTTTACCTTCAGACAGCATCTAAAGTAATCTCAGATCATGAGATAGATATTGATGAAGAAAAGATATTAGATCTTCTACAAATTAAATATAGATGGCCAGAACCTTCATTAGAAGTTATCAATCAATGTGGTAACGTATCTAATGGATTTTTTGATTCTAAAGGGTATCTCTATTATGATAGATGGAAAGTTTTATATGACTTAGGATTCACAAGTCTTTTAAACAATATAATGGACTTAACAAGTGACCTAAGAGAATTAGATAATAAACTGTATAAGTTAAAAGGATCGGAGACTAATGCTAACTTATATCTCAGTCATGGGAGTGAGATTAATAGATCTAGTTTTGATCCACACACTCACGAGTATCATGTAATTGTTAAACCCATTTATGGAACATGTGTATGGGAAGTAAATGGAAGAAAACAGACTGTTGATCCTAGTAGTGTTATTATATTACCAGCAGGTACAATGCATGCTGTAGTAGAGAATAAAGAACCAAGATTATCTTTAACAATTAATATGTCAGGTTAGAACAATGATAGTAAGATGTAACGAATGTAAAACTGAGATAACTAGTTCATCTAAACCTCAGGGTTGCGGATGTCCTAATAGACTGATAGTATATGATGAACAGGTTAGTGCCAATGATCTTAGTAAGGTTATAATGGTTCAGACCCATGCCAAAGATCAATCATCATCTTTAAGTAGGGATGATATTGCTTGGCAAGAACAAAGACGAAAGCGTAAAGTTCGTAAACTAAATTTTGAGGTACGTTAATGCCAGCAGCAGTTGAAAAATGGATAGGTTTATATCTCAGAGAGATCTGTGATATACATGTTCCTTATGAAGCACCACCTGCAAGACCACCAGAAGAGAAGGTGGGTCATACTATTGGATTTGATTTTAAAGGCAAGCAGATACTTGTTTGTCCTTATTGTATTGAATATAAGAATAAGTTTGACTATCTTAAAGAGGAGTGGTATGCCATCAAGGATAAGCATTCACCTGATTATGTAAAGGATAAAGTTATTAAACTTGCTAATAATATTAAGGTAATGGAACCTGGACGTGTAGGTGATGTTGGTTGGGATGTTAAATACTTATGTGATCCTACGGAGTTTACTCCTAGGCAACGTGCTCACATTGCTCTTAAAAGTTTTCCTCTCATGAAGAAATTCTTGTACAGTGGGATGATGGGTCTCAAGGCAAAACCTGGAGACGTAATTGCATCACACCCTACAGGATATAAATGGGATCTTGGACACACAAAGCATTCCGAGAAGAAAGGATCTCATCAAAGAAGTGTACTCTCTAAAAAGTATTTTAATTTTGGAGATGTTAAAGAAGATGGGATGCAATATGCATATTATGATGAGAACTTTCAGTTACAACCTATCTAAAAATGTTTATTAACGAAGCAACTAAAATAGATACCAATATATTCACAGATCATTTAGATCAGATTAAGAAGGATTATATTAGGTTTAGGGATAGGCAATACTTCTTTGACTATTCTCATACATATAATCTTACTGCTGATGCTGGAGACTTCTCTAATTTTGTTCCAACACAGACTGGATATAAGTGGCAAGTATGTCCTATGGTTTTTAATCGCAGAGCGATTAAAGTTATACCTTTGGAGATAAGACAGTCTTTTACAACTGATCTTTTATTGGCACAAAAAATAAAACCAGTTCTTGCTGTATTCTCTATACTAGAACCAGGAGCAGTATTAGATCCACACTCTGATGGTGATAAGAGAATAGATCCACAGTATTGGGATTCTACTGTATACAAATTTCACTTTGCTTTAGATGTACCAGAGGATGGTGATAGTGGATTAGTATGTGGAGGTGAGACAAGATTATTAAAGAATGGAGATCTGAATATATTTGATGAGGAAGGAGAACATTATGCATATAATAAAAGTACTGGTAGAAGAGGAGTTTTGATAGTCTCCTACATAAAAGCTGAGATTGACAAGGGTTAATTGCCCATGTAAAATACTTGTAATTGAATGATATGATGGAACCACATAACGTTACAGATCATGGTGCTTGGTACTTTACGGAGAAAGTACCTGATAAGTTAGTTGATATTATGGTTGAAGAACTTGAAGAGATGGAGAGGGATAGAGTTCCTTTTGAGGATGCTGGTGTAGGTGGTGATTTACATGGAAGAAATGATCGTACTGTAAGAAATTCAAAGGTACAATGGTGGTATGAAGATCATTGGGCATGTAGTCTGATGTCTCATTATATTGGAATTGCAAATAGAAGAAATTGGGAATATGATTTGAATATGTTAGAGAGTATTCAAATCTCTGTTTACCTAGGAAAAGATCAAGGTGGTGGAGAAGAAGGTGGTCATTATGGATGGCATAGTGATTATGGTACGTCTAAGAGAGGAGATTGGACACGTAAATTAAGTGCAAGTCTTTTAGTCTCAGATCCAAGTGAATATGAGGGTGGAGATCTTATACTGTTAGACTATCATAATAACGAAATTAAAATGCCTAAAGCAAAAGGTACAATAATTGTTTTTGATTCTAGACTTCCTCACAAAGTTACTCCTGTAACTACTGGTAGAAGAGTGTCTTTAGTAACTTGGATGTATGGTCCTAAGTTAAGATGAAGTGGCCTAAATTTACAAAGGAAGGTTTTAGAAAAGTAAAATTACCACAGGATTTGTATGTAGAAATCTTTGGTCATTATAGTCAGGGGTTTAATCCCAATCAAGTTACTGAGGAGTATACTTTTTATGATGATCAATTTGATGAATTCGTTGCTGATGGTTCAATAGCAGTTAGAGGTTCAGACAAACCAATATCTTTACTAGATGGTATTCCTTCTGAGTTGCTTATTAGATGGAGTGAACGTTTAAGACCTATGATGGAGAGATGGTCTAATACATCTCTTGTTTATTCTAATGGGTATGGTATTAGAGAGTATATTCCAAACTCTGTTCTTTGTTGTCATAGGGATAGGAAGGATACTCATGTAATTAGTTGTATTATTTTTATTGATGAATCTCCAAAGGGAACTAATTGGCCTTTAGAATTTGTTGATCATGAAAAGAATATACATAAAGTGGTCTTTGAGAGGGGAGATATGCTATTATATGAGAGCTTATGTCCCCACTCAAGAATCACACCATTCAGGGGTGATTACTATAGGAATATGTATTTCCATTGGAGACCAGCAGACTGGGATGATTCCCCCTATAATGGCAAGGTTAAATACTCTTGCTTACAAGAAGTACTCGACGAGGAAGTCCAATGAAACCCTTAGAGAAAAATGCAACTGAAACAATTACACTAGAGGAATTTAGAGATAACTTCCAAGGTGTTGTAAGTCAATGCGAACGAGGACAAAATTATCGAATTGAAAGTGAGTTTGGTTTACTAGAACTTAGAGTTCTTGATGAGACTAGACATGTAAGACCATTGGTAAAACCAACTTGGCCTCCTGCTGGCAATTTTAAATCAGAAGAGTATCGTGAATTTGAGCGTAGGTTAGATGGACCATGTGATATCTGATAACTTTTTAGATAGAGAATCTTTTGAATCTATCAAAGAAGTTGTTATGGGAAGTAATACTATCCCGTGGTTTTTATCATGGGGTGTATCTTCTGAAAATGCAGAAGGAGAAGGTGCGTATTTTACACACACCTTCTATTCTGATTATCAGATTCTTAGTGAATATTTTAAACTCTTAGTACCTATATTCAAACAAGTTAGACCAAAAGCTTTGATACGGGCAAGAGCAAATATGTCATACCAAACATCTGAAAGGATCTATCATGGTATGCATACTGATTATCCTTATGATCATAAAGGTTTAATATTATATCTGAATGATAATGACTCTTGTACTGTTCTTGAGGATGGTACTGAGGTTGAATGTAGAGAGAATAGGATTTTATTTTTTGATCCAAGTAAAGAACATGCTAGTACAACATGTACAGATCAGACAGTTCGTTCGATTATTATTGTGAACTATTTTTAGTTGACTACATATTGTAGTTCCACTATAATGGTTGGGTAAACCAATCAGAGCAATGACTCTTACAACTAAGTTCAAGAAGGACCTAAGCACATTACGTGCTGCTGTAAACAAAGAATTTTACTTAGATGTTAAAAATCCAAAACTGTATAAAAAGATTAGACGTTATTATCAGAATGAGTTAGAGTTCACAGGGGAAGATCCTGAAAGAGAATATAGTTTAATCATGGAGTGTATTACTGAAGATTTACAATCGGTTGAAGTTACGTGATTAGGAAAGTTAGATTGACACATGAAAATGAAGAGGGGGTTGTTATAAAACCCTCTGTCTTTTTAAAACAAGATTTTATTGGTGTCTGGGATGATGTATTCCCAGATAACTTTTGTGATTTTATAAAGAACTATGTAGATACTAGTTCATATCTTGCTGATAGAGACACACCTTACGTACAAGATAAACAAATTTGTATATCTGCATTTTCTCCCGCAGAAGCAGACTATTGTATGGAAGGTGTTAATCATTGTTTAAAGCAATATATCAATTGGTATCCATACTTAAAAAACTTTAGTTATCATAGTAGCTTGTGTCTATTACAAAAGACAGAACCTAAACAGGGTTATCATCCATTTCATTGTGAAGATACTACATGGGATGCTGTTCATAGAACTTTAGCATGGATGGTATATTTTAATGATGTTGATGAAGGTGGTGAGACTGAATGGTTATACCAACAATTAAAGGTACAACCTAAAGCAGGTAGAGTTGTAATTTGGCCAGGTGCATTTACACATCTGCATAGAGGTAATCCACCAATGAGTGATAAGTATATTGCGACTGGATGGTATGTATCCAGTCAGGGGATGTATGAACATGAAGTCAGTAGTCAAGATCCCCCATCTTGAATGGCACGTTACCGACTCATGTAATTTTACTTGTTTAGGTTGTGGTCATTATACTAATGATGGATATAGAAAAGATTTTAGTGTTGATGAATTAAAATCATGGTACTTACCTTGGGTTGATAAGATTAGACCAAAGGAATTATCCATGCTTGGTGGTGAACCTTTATTGAATAAGGATCTTATAGAGATCATCTATATGACCAAAGAGGTTTGGAATATAGAATCTGATCAGCAATTTGAATTGGTAAGTAATGCATTATTAATTAATAAACATCCTGATCTTCCTAAAGCATTAAGTGATACTGGTTGTAGTCTAACTATTACAAAACATTCTGAAGATCCAACATACTTAAAATTATTTGATAAGTCTATTAAAACTATTGATGAGTGGGGTATAGAATATGTTATTCATGATGCAACTCATTATTGGTTAAAGGGGTATGCTGGATATGGTTCTAATATTAAACCGTTAAAAGGAGACTTCCAAGAGAGTTGGAATAATTGTCCAACTGGACAGGAGAATTTTCAACTGTATAATGGTAAGATATATAAGTGTGCTCCTTTAGCATATCTTCCCACACAAAAAGAAAAGTATCCTAATTTATCTGAAGAATGGAATCCTTACCTCAGGTACATACCATTAGAACCTGATGGTAATATAGAAGAATTCTTTTCTAGAGAAGCAGAACTGGTTTGTTCTATGTGTCCAAATAGTACTGAGTTGATGAGTAAACCTTCACCTTTAAATCCACCATCTTATTATGCAAAGTGATTATCTTTACAGTAAGAACGATGTCTTCTCAGAAGATTTGAGATTAGATATACTCAAGTCATCTGAGAAGCATTTTGCTAATAACTTAGTTGATGGTGATAATGGAATCTTACAGATAACAGAAGCTATTATTGATTGTCATGGTCTATCATTAAGTCCAAGTTCATTCTTCCCATATTCAGAGAGATGTTGGAATATATTTTGTTTAAAGATTAGGGATTTGGTATATGAGTATTGTGATAAGTCAGATATAAATTGGTCTTCAATGATTCCATTTTCTTGTTGGGGTGAAAGGATAACTTATAAACCATTTGAAGGAGTACCTAGACCTAAGTGGGAGCATAGAATATTCTCTCGTTTATATGAGAGTAATAAGAATGTTCCTGATACTTGGAATCAAATGGGTGGTAGTGTTGGATTAAGAAATACAAATGAACCTAGAATATCTACTGATATTCAGGTACATAAAACTTTTATTAGATGTGTTTATTATTTACAGACTGATGGATTATTCGGAACTCATGTTGAGACACCAGAAGTTTATCATCATACTGGTGTAGAGAATTCTGTATTTATTTTTAATACTAGTGAACTTCCAAATTATAATATTCTTCCACATAATCCTAGGACTATAGAGAAGACACCACCTACTAATATAATATTTGACTGGTATATTAATGATCCTTTTGAAGTACCTGATTGGGTCTTACCTTAATCTGGGTATCCTTCTACATCTGTTAGGTTAACATCAATTTCTATAGTGCGTCTTCCAACATCTTTAATTGCTTCATATGGTGGATAGATTGCAGCATGCATTAACTTAGGATTGAATACAAAAGCACTGTTTGCATTTGGTTCATGGAAGTATAATTGTTTAGTATCTGTTTGTACCATTGTTCCATATTGAGAACCAGGTATCTCTAAGTATATTATTAATTTCACTACATTATTTGGTGCAGAACCAGTATCACTATAAACATTTCCTACAGGACAGTTTCTTCCATTCTCTCTGTGTAGGTTATTAAAGGCAGAGTATCTATTCCATCTTGCTAATGCTTTTTCTGGATTATGTTCTGGAAGTTTAAAAAGTCTTGCAGCAAATAAAGAATGTAAACCTATTCTAGTGTGATCTATATCTGCTAATTTACAGTATTGAAGTATTGCTAATCTAGATTTCTCTAATACTGTCTTCCACATACCAGTATCATTCTCTATATCTCTTAAGAATCCATCAGACTTCTCTGGTGGGAATTGGTCATAACCTATTAACTCACCTTCTTTGCGTAGAGGAGATGTACAGACTGTTATATCAATTGGTTTAATCTTAGCGTCAGTAATTCTTTTATCACAATCTTCTATTAGATCTTTAACAATATTATCAGGGAGAAAATCATGGAATTTGCAGAAGTAGTTTCCATTAATTTTTTGTATCTGTGCTCTAGTCATATCAATCTCCTTTATATAATACCCTATCAATGTATGCATAGTCTGCTACCACTGTTATTCTAGGGTGCTTCTTTGTCATATTTAATGGTGGATATATTGCACTATGCTCTAGTCTACCATCAAATATTATTAATGAGTTTTCTTGTCCTACATTAGTTTGATATGTATCACCTGGGAATTTTATACTAGTCCCATATTTTGGATGAGGATTTGTTAGATAGTAAACTGTAGTGATGGGATTAAATTTATGATGAGCATGCATATTACCTTTGGTACTATGTTGCCTCATTCTTTTTTCTAAATCTTTTAGATCATGTTCCCCTTTAAAATCTAAGTCTTTAAGTCTTGTGATCCAGGATGAATGTAATTCTATAGTGTTGTTTAGGAGACCTATTATCTCACAATATTTTTTTATATGTATATCTAATCTTCTATAATATTCTTTCCATAAAGGTTCTTTATCAAATCCTAGTTCCAGTAATCTCCATGATGCTTCTGGTGGGAATACTTCTTCAGTAATTGGTTTTCTATTTTCTTCTAACCACTTTGTAGCAGATGTAAATCTTTCTTTTAATTCTTCTTCTGGTAAAAAGTTATAAACTTTATAGAAGTGGTAACCATATGCTTTTACGACCTTTACTTTTTCCACAAGCATCATTGATATGTAAGATTATTTATGCTATACTCAGAACAATAATACCCATACTATGAAGACAGCTTTAATAACTGGAATCACGGGTCAGGATGGATCGTACCTTGCGGAGTTACTTCTAGAGAAGGGATATGATGTTCATGGTATTGTTAGGAGAGCATCTCTTATTAATACTCATAGGATAGATCATATCTTTGATAGGATTACACTTCACTTCGGTGACATGACTGATTCAGGTAACATCATTCATGTTATCCAAAAGGTTAAACCAGATGAGATTTATAATTTAGCAGCACAGAGTCATGTGAAGGTATCCTTTGAGATGCCTGAGTATACAGGTTTAGTAGATGCTATGGGAACTCTAAGAGTTCTTGAAGCAGTAAGAATTCTTGAGATGCAAGACAAGGTTCGTATCTATCAAGCATCCACATCAGAATTATATGGTTTAGTTCAAGAGACTCCACAGACTGAAGAGACTCCATTCTATCCACGTTCACCTTATGGTGTAGCAAAGTTATATGGATACTGGATCATCAAGAATTATAGAGAGTCATATGGAATGTATGCTTGCTCTGGTATTCTGTTTAACCATGAGTCTCCACGTAGAGGTGAGACATTTGTAACCCGTAAAATTACTCGTGGTCTCTCACAAATCTCTTGTGGTTTACAGAAGGATCTTGTACTAGGTAATCTTAATGCTAGACGTGACTGGGGTCATGCTAAGGATTATGTTGAAGCAATGTATCTAATGCTCCAGCAAGATGAACCTAAAGATTACGTCATTGCTACTGGTCAACAATATAGTGTTAAAGAGTTTGCTGAGAAGGCAGCAACTTATTTTGGAATTAATCTTAGGTGGGAAGGAGAAGGATTAGATGAGGTTGGTATAGATAAATCAAGTGGGAAAACCATCATTCGATGCAGTGATAAATACTATCGACCTGCTGAAGTTGAGACTTTATTAGGTGATGCTCGTAAGGCAAGAGAGGAACTGGGTTGGGAACCTAAGATCTCTTTTGATGAATTAATTGAGGATATGTGTATCTATGGACAGTAGTTCTAAAGTATTCGTTGCAGGACACAACGGTCTAGTTGGTTCTGCCATTGTTAGAAATCTAGAGTCAAAAAATTACAATAACATTTTCTGGGTACGAAGAAAGAATTGTGATCTGACAAATAAAGTTCAGGTTGATGCTTACTTTGAGCAAGCAAAACCAGAATATGTTTTCCTTGCTGCTGCAAAGGTCGGTGGCATTATAGGTAATAAGAAATTCCCTGCAGAATTTATCTATGACAATCTGATGATTCAGACAAATGTTATAGATGCTGCTTATCGTCACGGTGTTAAAAAACTTGTATTCTTAGGATCGTCTTGCATCTATCCTAAGATGGCAAAGCAACCAATAACAGAAGATCAGTTAATGACTGGTCCTTTGGAACCAACTAATGATGCTTATGCTATTGCTAAGATAGCAGGTATCAGGATGTGTCGTGCTTATCGTGAGCAATATGGATTCAATGCTATAGCATTACAACCAACAAACTTATACGGTGAGAATGATAACTTCCACCCAGAACATGGTCATGTAATTCCAGGTATCATGCGTAGAATGTATGAGGCATTAGGTGAACCTGAGTTTTCATGTTGGGGTGATGGATCTGCTATGAGAGAATTCCTTTACATTGATGATCTCGCTGAGGCATGTTATACTTGTATGCAAAAGTATGACTCTGAGGAGATTATTAATATTGGTAGTGGCGTTGATGTTACTATCAAAGAACTCACAGGTCTTATTGCTGATGTAGTTGGTTACACTGGCAAGATTGTTTGGGACACTAGCAAACCTAATGGTACACCTAGGAAGGTTCTTAATGTGGATAAGATTAAGTCTCTTGGATGGGAACCAACTTTGGAACTCAAAGATGGACTAAAGAAAACATTTGAATGGTATAAAGAAAATTATGTCTAGCATGATCGGATTTAATAGATTGGGATTGATGGGTAGACTGGGTAATCAGATGTTCCAGTATGCTTCACTAAGAGGTATTGCTGCTAACAATGGTTATAACTGGATGATCCCTCCACCAGCAGAAGAGAAGATTTTTGATGAGTGGAAACATCATCAACTTTTT